AAGCACTTAATGCCATATCAACAAGTGGAACACCCATTGCTGCGACTGTTTCTGCTGCTGGTGCAACTACAAGTCCAGAACAAGGATCTGACATTAAAGAAACTTTAGATGAAGTTGCTATTGCTGTAGCTAATGCATCGTGACATGTTATTACAACTGAAGGATCATCCGAATGATCGTGTACTGGATTAGACTTAATTTTTAAACATTGTCCTTCCCCATCGCCATCATTTACATAAAGATAACCACCTGCATACTGATTTAAAGTAAGGTCAGTTCCTGCTGTTTCTACTGAAATTTCATACTCCCCTGCAGCAACTGCTGCAGTTGGGGCTAAGTCTTGGTGATCAGCTTTTGTTCCAACAATGGTTTGAACAAGTTTTCCTGCTGTTAATGCAACACCGCCATTTAAACCATATCTAAATACTCTGTCACCATAGTAAAGAACTGATCCTAAAGGAATATCATTTCCTAAAGAATCCTCTACTGATGTAGTTCCGCTTGTAAAAGGGTTGATAACTGAGTCTGGGTTTGATCCCTTACCAGTAAAAAAGTCCGTAGGTGCAAAACCTAGTATTGAACTTGTTCCAGTTGTACTGCCTATAGCGTACTGACCACCTTCTCTAGTTCCGTAAGTAGTTTCTGCTCCTGTTGTGGAATTAACTCGGTAAGTTATAAAACCGTTTTTGGACCTGACTGGTCCACTAAAACTTGACTTTGCCATAATTTAGTCTCCTAAATAAATCTATCGTCTTGGCATGTCTGCTAGGGCAGTCGATAGACATTAAAAAAATCCCTAGAAATATAGGGTGGCTATAACACCACCCTATAATTATTACGCTCCTGGCGAGCCAAATATGCCTCTCCAGTCACTCCAACCAAAGCTGTATCGTTCTCTAGCTTTGTATCTTACATTTCCAGTTTCGAAGTCACCTTCCATGTTAGTAGATACGGAAGTTCTAACGAAGTGTTTAAGTCCGTTAGGAACGTCAGTTTTGATAAAGAAAGCATCAGTATCTGTTAAATAATGATTAACAACATATCCTTCTGAGATCATTCCCATGTTTCGGATTGCGTTAATATCGTTATCAGATGTACCGACACGACCTGGAGTTTCCATAAGTCTGTCCGCTACGAATTGCAAAGCAGGCGGAATTATTAATTTCCTAGCCTGTGCGTTAATCTTAAGGTTTTTCATCTTTGAAAGCAGAAATATCAATTAGTGCTTGTTCCAATGAAGTCTCATTAAGATCTGCCGCCGTAGACAACTCATTTTTCATGTCAACGTTAGCCACTGTAGGGTGATCGGTAGTCATAAGAGCTTTACCGTCTCCTCCCACATACGATGAACTAAAGCCGTTGTTCAAAACATTAGCTGCTTTGACTTGCTTTGTTTGTTGCATCGAACGTGCTAGTGCTCTAGTATATCGAGAAGAAAGAGTATCGTAGAGATTATCTTCGATAGCTTCTTCTGTCAATGCAAAAGCCAGTGCTATTGTTTCATGAGTATAACGAGAAGTCCACGATTCTTGTGCAGTATCGTAGATAACAGCAGCGCCTTCACCTTTAGTAGGTGCTTCCCCAAATCCACTTAACATTACTTCTTCCTCAAAAGCTCTTTCAGAACTTTCAGTGTCGAAGATGTCTTCGTGTTCATTGTTGTAACGTTCGTACTCTAGTCCAAAAAGAGCATGAAGTCCAGGGACAAGTTCTTTTACGAGTTGTGCTCTGTTTATAGCCATGTTATTCTCCTAATTAGACTGCGAATGTTGAAGTTGGGAACGTGAAGAGTCCTCTCGCATAAGCACCTATTGCATTGCTTGGTTGCGTTGCGAACCCGACACATAAAGCGACACCACTTGAGGTAGTTGCTGTAGCACCTTCTTTCGACCTACCAGTAGTTGAACTACCTGCAGTTGTTGAAAGAGTGTACTTATTACCGATAAAACTTACCGCAGGAGTTCCTGCTGTAAATTGAGCTTCGTAAACGATCCCAGGATCGTTATATATCAAAGCCTCGGCAGCAACACTACCTTGAGTAGCGGTGTCTGCTGTCCATACTTTTGAAAACGTAGGTGTGCCATCTGACGCATTATAATAGACCCCGTAAAAAACACCTATAGGTGTGCTTGTCGCACCTGCTTGGTTAACGTAACCACTTGCAAGAGTAACTACGTCACCGCTATAAATAGCTGTGTCATAGGCACTTGCGATTTTCATTATTGCAGGACGAATAACACCACCATACATGTGATATGCGGGGGTAAAACCATCGGGTTTATCTGTATTAGCCATAATTATCTCCTATTGTTAATACAAGTTATTATTAATCGTCGGAATTATTCCTACTACCAAATGCAACCTTTGAAGTCCTTTGGATATCACTATCCTTAATAGGCATTCTAGGGTCGCTTTCTCGCATATAGTTTTGGTCAACTCCTTGCATTGCATCTTTTGCTTGATCTTGAAAATAAGCATTTCGCTCTGCAGCGGTTTCAACTGGAACTTTAGCGAGAATTAATCCTCCGACACCAATTACTCCTTTGTTACTACCACTATCAATTGTTGGAGCTTCAAACTCAGGATAATCTTCTGCTCTCACAGGTTCATATCCTTCTCTAATACGTTTTGACATATTAGATTTATCATCTACTCCTCTAGTAGCCTCACGTATCCACCTGAATTGGTATCCAGGAGGAGGGTTGGGTGCGTCTAACATAGACGGGGGTGTCCAAGGGGTTCTGCGAGTTTGAGAGGCTCGTGTCTCGGCAGATCTAGAGTTTCGATCTGAGGTAACTTCTGTGTTTTTAAATTCATCGGTCATTTTTATACTCCTTCAACATGCTTAGCATATTCTTCAAGTGGCACATTTAGTCGTTTAGCTATTGCTACTTGACTAGGTGTCAATTTTACTTTGCGTGACGTTTTTCGTCCACTAGCCCCTCGGCTAGAGGCAGCAACCTGTTGCACGGGGGCAGCTTGCTCTTCTGAAAATTTATGGGGGAAATTATTTCGCATTTCTTCATCCACTCGGCGATAATATTCGTCAGATGTGGGATTTACTCCACAGTCTACTAACTCTTTATGTATGCCAAACGC